TCGGAGCCGGACAGTCACCGCGCGGTACCCGTAACAAGAACTTCCGGCCGGACTTCATCCTGGTGGACGATATCGACACCGACGAGGAATGCCGGAACCCGGAACGCATCAAGACAAAATGGAAATGGCTGGAGGAAGCCCTGATACCGACCATGTCCGTATCGGGAAACTACCGCATACTCTTCAACGGGAACATCATCGCAGCGGACTGCTGCATAAAAAGGGCCATTGAAAAGGCCACGGAACTGAAGGAAAAAGGTATCGGGCACGTGGACATCATCAACATACGCGACAGGAACGGGGTTTCCGTGTGGCCCGAGAAAAACTCGGAAGAGGATATAGACCTCTTCCTCTCGCTGGTTAGCGCGGCGGCACGACAGAAGGAGTTCTTCAACAACCCGGTAGCCGAGGGAGAGATATTCAAGGACATCATCTACGGGAAAGTGCCGGCACTCTCGAAGTTCAAGTTCCTGGTCATCTACGGCGACCCCGCACCCGGCGAGAACAAGACGAAGAAGAGCTCCACGAAGGCGGTGTTCCTGCTCGGCAAACTGGCCGGGAAGCTCTACGTCATCAAAGGGTTCCTCGGAAGGGAGACAAACGCCACGTTTATCGAATGGTACATCAGACTGCTGGAATTCGTGAACGGGAAAACGAACGTGTACTGCTACATGGAGAACAACAAGTTGCAGGACCCTTTTTTTCAGCAGGTGTTCCAGCCCATCATCAGGCGCATACGCCGGCAAAGGAAGATATCCCTCTACATTCAGGGGGACGAGGAGAAGAAAACGGACAAGGCCACACGTATCGAGACGAACCTGGAACCCCTCAACAGCGAAGGGAACCTCATCTTCAACGAGGCGGAAAAGGACAACCCGCACATGAAGCTGCTCACCGACCAGTTCAGCCTCTTCAACCTCATGCTGACGTATCCGGCCGACGGGCCCGACTGCGTGGAGGGGGGAAACCGCATCATAGACCGCAAGGCGCACCAGACCGAAAAGCCGGCCGTCATCTCCACAAGGAAGATGCGGGCGCACAACAAGTACAGACTGTAAACTTTAATACTTTACCCACATGAGCAAATTTATAGAACTTTCAGATTACGACGCGAGCATGCACCGGGACATACTGGAGGCCACCACGAGGAAGGACGACGCCATCGTGGAGATATGCGAGGACCGCGCCATCGAAGAGATGCGGTGTTACCTCTCCAAGCGCTATGACTGTGACAGGATATTCACCCAGACCGGAGACGGACGGAGCCAGCTCGTACTGATGATGGCCATAGACATAACCATCTACCACATCGTCAGCATACACAACCCGCAGAACATAAGGGGAATCCGCAAGGAACGCTACGAGAGGGCCGTCGAATGGCTCAAGGCGGTAGCGGCCAAGGAGATATCCGTGGACGGGCTGCCACTGCTGCCCGAAAAGACAAGGGCGGCAAAATCAAATTTCCTTATCAAAAGCAACCGTAAACGTGTAAACCACTGGTAACATGAGCAAAAGACAGAAAAGGGCCGGAAAGATAACCAAAAGCGGAAACCTGCCGAGGCCCGGGCAGAAAGGACCCGCAACCATCATACTGACACAGCCCAAACGCTTCGGCATAGACATAGCGGACTATATGCTGGCCATACGGGCCTTCGAGAACGTGGATTACTCCAGAAGGTTCAGATTATACGACCTGTATGAGGACATTCTCATGGACACGCACCTGACAAGTGTCATCGAGAAACGGAAAAACGCCGTGCTATCCTCCGTCATCGAGTTCAGACGTAACGGAAAGCCGGACAAGGCGGTAAACGAACAGATACGCTCCCCGTGGTTCCGGCGCCTCATAGGCGACATCCTGGACGCGAAATTCTGGGGGTTCACGCTCGTACAGTTCTACCGCAAAGGGGAATGGGTAAACTATGACCGGATACCGCGCAAGCATGTGGATCCGGTGCGCAGGCTCATACTGCGCCACCAGACGGACACCACAGGAACATCCTGGGACGAATACCCCGACCTGCTGTTCATCGGGGAACCGGAAGAGCTCGGGATGCTCGCAAAGGCGGCCGTATGGGTGATATACAAGCGGAACGACGTGGCGGACTGGGCACAGTTCGCGGAAGTGTTCGGCGCACCCATCCGGGAATACACATACCCCACGGATGACGACGAGGCACGGCAGAGGGCGCTGGCGGACGCGGAAAGTACCGGAAGCATGTCGGTATTCGTGCACGCCCAGGAAACAATGATGGAACTCAGGGAAGCGGCGAACAAGACCGGAAGCTCCGACCTGTATGACAAGCTCTGCGAACGGTGCAACAGCGAGATATCGAAACTGTTCCTCGGGAACACGCTCACCACCGAGGCATCGGACAAGGGAACACAGGCACTCGGAACCGTCCACAAGGACGTGGAGGAGAAGGTCACGCTGGCGGACCGGCAGGACATCCTGGACGTGCTCAACTACAACATGACCGACATATTCGCCATGCTCGGGATAGACACCACCGGCGGCGAGTTCTGCTACCCGGAAAAGAAAGTCATCGAACCGGAGAAGAAGATGAGCATCCTCACCCAGCTGCGGACGAACTTCGGCCTGCCGGTGGGAGACGATTATCTGTACGAGGAATTCGGGATCGAGAAGCCGACAGACTACAACGAACTGAAAAAACGGCAGGAAGCCGGAGCGGCCGGAATACAGAAGGCGAAAGAGAAAGCGGCAACCACCGGGGAACGGGAGGATGAAGATGAGGAGATACCGGAAACCGGCAAAGGGACTCCCAAAGAGAAGAAAAACGCCCTTAAAAACGCGTATAACTGGCTGAAACGTTTTTTCGCGAAAGCCCCGGGGAAAGACGGGGCAGCTTTAGAGTGGTGATGAACGACCTCTACCGGTTGGAAAACAAGCAGGTGGAGAACGTGTTCTCTTTTGATGAGGAGGTACTGAAGAAAGCCCTGAAGAACATATACGGCAAGGAGTTCCATCCCATGACCGACATCGAGGAGAACCTGTTCGAGGCCACGTGGAAAACGATGAACAACGCCACCGACAAGGGGTTCGGGGCACGGAAAGCCGATGATCCGGATTATGACTTCTACCGCGAAATACGTGCGAACAACGCCGTATTTGCCGCGTTCAAGGTACACCGGGCACAAAATGACATGGCGGCGCTGCTGCTGGACGAAAACGGCAATTTAAGGCCGTTTGAACAGTGGCTGAAACTTGTCATGCCCATAGCGGACCACCAGATGGTCCACTGGCTGCGTACCGAATACGACACGGCAGTCATACGGGCGCATCAGGCGGCCGACTGGAGACAGTTCGAGCGGGAGAAGGATATCCTGCCGAACCTCAAATGGATGCCCTCGACATCCGTACACCCGGGAGCGGACCACCGCGTGTTCTGGGGAACCATACGCCCCGTCGATGATCCGTTCTGGAACGAGCACAGGCCGGGGGACCGCTGGAACTGCAAATGCACGCTCTCGTCAACGGATGAAGCGCCGACAGCGGTACCGGGAAGCGGACCGGACAACAAACCGCAACCCGGACTGGAAAACAACCCGGGAAAGGACGCAAAACTTTTCTCGGACAAGCACCCATATCAAAAGGATGCGCACCGGGGAGCAAAGAAGACAGTGGACAAACTGACACTGCGTATCAAGGAAATGATAGCGGAAATGCCGGACAACCTGACACTGGAAGAGAAAGAAGCCATAGCAAGACACAACCTGCAAATGGAAAAAACACTTGGAATCACCAAAGGGAAACCCATGACAGTAGAGGAAGCGGACAAACAGAACGCCAACCCGAAGCATAAGGAACAATTCATCCTGGACCCTCAAGGATTATACCAGGACAAACAGGGAAACAAATTCTCAAAGAATCCGGATTTCAAACCTGCCGACAGACAATATGGAATCAACTGCCAGACTTGTGCGCCGGCCTATGCCTTAAGATTAAAAGGGTTTGACATTACAGCAAAGGGCAACACGCCAGGATCCAAACTGGACTATCTGAGCAGGGGGACAAACGCATGGGAAGTGTGGAAAAACATAGATGGCACACAAGCAAAACACACGAGCATCACCGGCTGGATGGCATCAAAACAATATATGAAAATGACTCCTAAACGGTATCGGGAATTTTTTGAAGAGGTCTGCAAGGATGAGGGAGTTTACGAACTGAGTATAGGATGGAAATCCGGAGGGGGACATGCAACGATCTTACAACGGTTTAACGATGGAGAATTGCGTTACATCGAACCACAGCATGACAATTCCAAAGGTTCCGTCAATGAATGGAAAGATGTAAGATACTTGTGCGAAAGTGGACAGGCGAATCCGCATTATTGCAGGGGAATAATGAGAATAGACAACAAACTATTCAACACCGACTTCATCGAAATCTTTGATAAGTAGGTTGATGAGATCAAGGGCTTCAAAGTCGGAGAATGTCATGACCTGACCGTCACCATACCGGAAAACAAACGGGAAGCCGGTCGTTACATCTTCAGGGAACTTGTACAAAAAATAGTCCGCCCCTTCATGATTACCAAGGTAATCGAAGGAATCGCCGTACTGTTCTATGAGCCACCGGGCCTCGTTCTTTACTTGTTCGGGTATATTCATAACGCAAAAAGGCACATAAAACGCCTTGTCTGCAAAAGTATAAAATTATTTTTTAAATCAGTCATTTATGGACATAAAAGAATATTCAAAGCTGATAAAAGCCAAGCGGAAGGAGCTCGACAACCTGATGAGACGCAGGATGCCGGTCATAGCCGGACGCATGGCGAAAGACCACTTCCAGGACAACTTCCGAAAGGAAGGTTTCGTAAACGGAGGGCTACACCCGTGGCCGAAAGCGAAAAGGCTGTCCTCAGGGCGGACCGATGCGGCCGGACAGTACGGGACATTACTCTCAGGAAGGAACCACCTCTTCAGCTCCGTCAAGTACGTGCCGGCGGACTACCGCGTGAGAGTGGCAGACGACCTCATGTACGCACCCCTCCACAACTGGGGAGGAGAAGTGCATCCGACCGTTACGCCGCAAATGCGGCGCTTTGCATGGGCGAAGTATTACCAAGCTTCAGGCAAGGCTAAAAAAGCCGCTACGGGCAAAAAAAAAGGCAAAAAGAAGGGTTCTGCCGCAAGTAA